CATCAGCTGACGGAAAGAAAAAATTAAAACCAAAAGTAAGATTTGAACAATCAGATTGGAGATCAGAACTCGAAGAGAAAAAAGATCCTTGCTGGGATACCCATAAGCAGGTTGGCATGAAGAAAAAAGGTGGTAGAATGGTTCCTAATTGCGTCCCCAAGAACGAAGAAACTGAAGTTCAGGAAGGAGCAGCATGGACAAAAAAGTCCGGTAAAAATCAATCTGGAGGATTAAATGAAAAAGGCAGAAAGTCGTATGAACGTGAAAACCCAGGAAGCGATCTTAAGAGACCTTCAAAGAAAGTTGGGAACCCTCGTAGAAAGAGCTTTTGTGCGAGAATGAAGGGAATGAAAAAGAAACTAACTAGTAGCAAAACTGCTAACGATCCTGATAGCAGAATCAACAAATCTCTGAGGGCGTGGAACTGCTGATAGTTTATGAGTGAAGTATATCTTGGTAATCCTAATCTAAAAAAAGCAAATACACCGATCCAATTCACTGAGGAACAAATTATTGAGTTTCTCAAGTGTAAAGAAGATCCGGTGTATTTTGCTAATAAGTATATTAAAATTGTTTCTCTAGATGAAGGTTTAACCCAATTTCATCCATATCATTTTCAAGAGAAGTTAATTCATAACTTTCATAATAACAGATTCAATATATGTAAAATGCCACGTCAGACTGGTAAATCCACTACAGTGGTATCTTACCTTCTGCATTATGCTGTATTCAATGACAGTGTAAATATTGGTATTCTGGCAAACAAAGCAGCAACTGCAAGAGAATTATTACAAAGATTGCAGACTGCTTACGAGAACTTGCCTAAGTGGATGCAACAGGGTATTCTGTCATGGAACAAAGGTTCAATGGAGTTAGAGAATGGCAGTAAGATATTGGCAGCTTCTACATCTGCGAGTGCTGTCCGAGGTATGTCATTCAACATCCTCTTTCTCGACGAGTTCGCGTT